ATGCTCCCGATGGCATACTTGAAGCAATAGTCATATACATGAAAGAACGAGCGAAGGCGCGAAGCAAGTAATGGCGGAAATCAATTACAAAGTTGTGATGCAAGGCTTGACCGAAAACATCATTGCTCTTGAACGCTTCGCGCCTGACCTCAAAAGAGAACTCAACAAAGAGATTCGTGGCATTCTTGCACCGATTGTTCTTGAGGCAAAAGGTTATCTTCCAAGCAATGATCAAATCCACCCTTCAGGATGGCAAAAAGGCGGATTCAAAAGATTCAATGGAGTCGGCCCATTAGCCCAAGATCAAACTCGTGGATTCATTGCCTACGATGCCGAACGAGCTAAGGCAGGAATCAAGCAAACTGCCGCAACTACCAAAAAAGACGGAAGCGGTTTTCGCAATACTTACGGAGTCATTCAGCGTGACCCAGGTGGTGCAATCTTTGAAACGGCAGGTCGAGGAAGTGCAGCATCTCGATCACGAAGTCGAACAAGCCGTTCACGCAATCCACAGGCTTCACAACACTTTATTGGTGTGATTCAAAGAGAGCATGGCGCATTGCCAACTGCTCGCGGTGAAGGTAAAGATAAAGGTCGCGCACTCATTCGCGCAGTTGAGAACAAAAGATACAAAGCATTGCAAGGAATTCGTGAGGCAGTTGAACAAGCCTCTGCAAAAGCACAGGCACGCGTTGATGCCGCAATCAGTCAAAGAGAGGTGTAAATCGTGGCAATTGTTGAGCGGATTATCACCGTCTATAATGACAAAGGTTCCAAGCAAGCCGTCAAAGACCTCAAAAGTCTTGAGAAAAATTTCATCAATGCAGGAAAGAAAATCGGCAAAGCATTTGCAGTTGCAACAGTTGCCGTGGGTGCATTTGCAGTCAAAACAGGTGTTGATGCCGTCAAGGGTGCAATTGAGGATCAAAAGTCACAGGCAATCCTTGCCAATGCTTTGCGCAACACCACAGGTGCAACAGATGCCGCAATAAAAGCGACTGAAGAATATATTTCCAAGCAACAGATGCTTGTTGCCGTATCTGACACCGAACTTCGTCAGAGTCTTGTTACACTCGCCACGGCAACAGGTGATTTGACACAGGCACAGGCTCTTCAAAATGTTGCTCTTGATACCGCAGCCGGTACTCAAAGAGATTTACAGACCGTTTCCTTAGCAATTGCAAAGGCATACAATGGAAACATTGGCGCACTCACAAAACTTGGCGTGACCATTGACAAAACAATTGTCAAAAATAAAGATTTCAAAGGCGCAGTTGATGCTTTAACAAAAGCATATGGTGGTGCTGCAATTACCGCAGCAGATACTCTTGAAGGTCGCTTGAGGCAACTGCAAATTGCCTATGGCGAAATCCTTGAAACTTTAGGATATGCCCTTCTTCCGGTAGTTCAAGAATTTGCAAAATATATTGTTGCAGATGTTCTTCCTGCCCTTGAGCAATGGGTCAATACAAATAAGGATGAACTCGCAGCAGGTTTGCAAGATGTTGGCACCACTCTTATCACAGTTGGCAAATTGTTGGCAGGATTCTTCAAAGTAATTTCTGAGAATTTAGGGGCAGTCAAAGCCTTTGCAGCAATCTTTGTTGGCGCAAAGTTGGCAACAGGCATTTATGGCGTTGTGACTGCAATCGGTCTTTTACGAGCAGCTTTTATCAAGCAAGCAGCAGCAGCAACAGCCGCCGGCACCGCAACCGCCTTTGCCACAGGCGGTGCTTCAGCAATCGCAGCAGCAGCAGCCATTGGCGGTTTTGTTGTCGCAGCAGGTGCGGCATATGTTGCAATCAACAAACTAACAGATGCAACCGATGCAGGTTCAGAGTCTACTGTTCAATATAATTCACACTTGGGTGATCTAGCAAGAGTTGCAGAGCAAGTTGCAGCAACTAATGAAAAGAACAGAAAAGTAATTGTAAAGACAAAAACAGACACCAAAGAACTTACCGCTGCTGAAAAGAAAGCCGCTGAAGTTAGAGCTGCAATCAAAAAAGCAGGTCTTGACAAATTTGGCATCAGAAATGTTTCAGATACAGACCCAATTCAGCTTGAAGCAGCACGCCTGAATCTTCTGAAGCAAAATAACTTAGAAGAGCAACGCCGACTTGCAGCAATCATTGAAAACATGAATGCACAAATGATGGCAAATCAAGCCGTTCAGCGATATGTTGACTTGCTTGGAGTTGTTGCCGATCAAGTTATTTCAGATCAAGAAGTCATCCTTCTTGCCGGCAAATGGGGAATCAGCGCAGAAGCCGTTGTCGCTTATACAACCGCCGTTTTTGCAGTCAATGATGCAAAACTTTCTACAGCAGAAATTGACCTGCTTGCAAAGCAATGGGGAATCACCAAGAAACAAGCAGAGATGTATCTTGACTTTTTCAAATACATCAATGATGGAAAACTAGATCAGAGCGAAATCAATGCTTTGATGGATAAGTGGGGATTGACTAACAAAGAAGTTAAAGATTACGCCGACAAGATTGCAAAGGGTGTTGTTCCATCTGACATCTGGCCAACACCTGGCAATCAGGCAGCAAAGTCTTGGCGCGATGCGCTCGCAGCTCTGAATGCTTATCTTGCAGCTTTAGGAATCAAACTTGCACCAACGCCAGGGCCAGGGCCAACGCCAGGGCCAGGGCCAGGGCCAGGGCCAGGGCCAGGCCCAGGGCCAGGCCCAGGGCCAGGGCCACTTCTTGGAAGAACAACAGAATCAATCAATAAAGCTGTTGAAGATTTAGGTGGAGTCATATCTGTCATTGGTGAAAATGGTAAAGAGTTCATCAAACTTGTTGAAAATGCTGCACCGGTATTTCAAACCTTAGAAGATAGTGTTGCAAGAAATGCCACTATTTCTCAAGGAATTGTAACTCAACCATTTAATGCAGGTTCATTCAGAATGGCAGAAGGTGGAACTTTATTCTCATCAGGTGCAGTTGGATCACGCGATAAAGATGTTGTTGTAAATGTAACAGTTCAAGGAAGCGTGACAACTGAGAACGATTTGGTTGCATCTATTCGAAACGGATTGCTTCAAGGGCAAAATAACGGTCAAGTGATTACAAAGTCTGCGGTGGCAATCTAATGGCTATGCCTACACTTGGCGTTGCAGTTGACTTTGCCAACGGCCCTGCCTTCGGCAATCCTCTTATTTTAGGTGATGCTTCAACGCCACTTGGCGTTGGCATCCTGGCAGATACGGCTTCAGATGTTGTTGATGTTTCTGATATCACCCTTCGCGCTTCAATTCGCAGAGGCAGAAACAGAATTCTCAACAAGTTTGAAGCAGGGAGTGCAACGATTGTTCTTGAAGATACAAACGGCGATTGGGTGCCAACAAACACCTCATCTCCCTATTACGGCAAACTTCTACCTCTTCGCAAAATTCGCATTTGGGCAGATTACAGTTCAGTACGGTATTACCTTTATTCAGGCTACATCACGAGTTATGACACAAACTTTCAAGTCGGTGTTGAATCAGTCTCAAGTGTGACCTTGCAATGCGTGGATGCATTCCGTCTTTTCTCCAATGTTTCTATTTCAACCGTGGCAGGAACTTCGGCAGGTCAGACAACAGGTGAACGCATGAATAACCTGCTTGATGTTCCAACTTTTCCAACTTCAATGCGTGTAATTGACACAGGCGACAGCACCGTTCAAGCAGACCCAGGAACCGAGCGCGACTTGCTCAATGCCTTGCAGACAATTGAAAACAGCGAATTCGGCGGTTTCTATATTGACCCTGAAGGCAATGCCACATTCCTGTCTCGAAATACCCTGGCTCAAAAAGCAGATCAGACGGCAACAGATTTTGCAGATGATGGCACAGGCATTTCATATCAAACCATTGATTTTGCCTATGACGACACCCTTATCTTTAACGATGTGACAGTCAACCGCGTGGGTGGTATCGCTCAAACTGTCCAGGATACGAGCAGCATTGAAACCTATTTCATCCACTCAGGAAAGCGTGAAGGACTACTCGTTCAAACCGATGCTGAGTCTTTAGACCAAGCAACGATGATCCTTCAATCACGCAAAGATGCCATTTTCCGCATTGACTCCATTGGGCTAAATTTGGCAGATGATGCAGAGACGGCTCGAATCCAGGCAGGGTTGGAATTAGACATATTTGACTTGGTTGACATTACTAAGTCAACACCAGGGGCAGGAAGTGTCACCCTTGAACTATTCGTACAGGGTGTTCAGCATGACATTACGACCAACACCTGGGGAACAAAATTTTTCACGGCGGAGCCTATAATTCAGGCATTCATTTTAGATTCAACAACACAAGGAATATTGGATGGCGCAAACTCTGTGCTT